TGCTGGTGGTGGGCATCGACTCGCTGATGACGCAGCTGGCCAAGTGCTGCAAGCCCGCACCGCCGGACACCATCCGTGGCTTTGTCACGCGCGGCAAAGGGGTGAGCGTGCACCGTGCCGACTGCAGCAACTTCCGCGAGATGGCGGCACGCAACGCCGAGCGTGTGATCGAGGTGGAGTGGGGCGTGCCCAAGCCATCGGCATCCACGGCGGTGTACCCGGTGGACGTCGCGGTGGAGGCCGCCGACCGCCAGGGCCTGCTGCGCGACATCTCGGAAGTGTTTGCCCGCGAAAAAACCAATGTGATCGGTGTGCAGACCCAGTCCGTCAAAGGCACGGCGTGGATGACGTTCACGGTAGAAGTGTCCGACTCAGGCCGCCTGAACAAGGTGCTCGGCATCGTGGCTGGGGTGCCAGGCGTTCGTTCTGCCCGCCGTCGTTGAGGCGAGGCGCGCGCGGGCCTTGCCTGTGAGCCCGCTTCCCGCGCATTGTGTGATTTGTAGCCTGCCGTGCCCGAGGGGGCGATTTTTATGGCTATAATCGTGGTCTTGATAACGACAGGCGCGTAGCTCAGCTGGTTAGAGCACCACCTTGACATGGTGGGGGTCGTTGGTTCGAGTCCAATCGCGCCTACCAAGTTTGGTAATGAAATCAACGGCTTAGGAGAAATCCTAAGCCGTTTTTCTTTGCCCCGTTCGTTGAAAGAACGCGTAGATTAGCGCCAAAACGCCTCACGTTGTCATAGCCTGTGTCATAGGCTTCATGAAGAACACCTTCTGCACTCGCTTGGCGCCCGAGCCGTGCGCAGGGAAGCCCACAATGGCCTGGCGGTCGCGCTGCTGGCAGATGCCGCAGTTGAGGCAGTCAGTGTTGCCCGTCACAGCAGGGCAGATGGTCACCAGGCGTCCCGCGGGCGTGCGGACAGGGGTCAGCTGGTCCGCAGGCAACACGCACACCACAGGGCCACTGTGGAGGTCCGCATACTCGTCGGCCTGCTCCAGAGTCTCAGCCGACCAGTTCACGGTGAACCCCGCAGCGTTGGCCTCGGCCACGAGGCGGCGGTTGGCCGCCGTGGGCTTGTGGTGGGTGTAGGTGAATCCGCGGCGGCCTTTGTTGGCAGCCAGGAGCTTGCGTAGCGCACCGGCAGAGATCTGCCCAGGCTTGGTCACCGGCAGGTCGCCAGCTTGGTTCATGCGCCACAGCTGATGGCGCGGCAGCTCACGGATCTTGGCGCACAGCTCATCGAGCGTGCCGCCGCGCTTGCCGGCGCTCACGGCTTTCCAGTGCAGTGCGATCGGGCCAGATTCGGCGTAGCAGCCGTTGCCCTTGAAACTGCAGGTGGGCGGGCAGCTGTCGGCGCTCGTGGTGGTGACGGGGATCGGGCCGGTCTTGGCGTTGCCACTGGCCCGTGTGAAGTGGTAGGTGTGTTCCATAGGCGTCAGAAACGACAAAGCCCGCACGAGGCGGGCTTTGTGGACGAGGGTGAGGGTGGTTGCGGGCTAGAGGTCCCACATGCTGCAGGCGACGAGGCCGATGTGCGAAATGCATAGCGTCTTGTGCTCCAGTTTCACGCCCTGGCGAACGATCCAGTACGAGGTCTCGCGGA